GAAGAGTTCAAGAAAGACCCAGAAGTTCAATCACTCATCTCTGATCTTATGAAAGAACCAAGTTTGAAGAAATCAGTTTCACTCGGTGTTCCTTACATGGTTACAAAGACTGGCAAGAGATATTCTCTAAAAGCAGATGAAGTTACAGGAGAAAAAGTAGAGAAATCAGAGAAACCAAAGAATTTTAAAGAGATGTACAAAACGCAATATTCCTCAGCTATCACTGAAGAAGAAGCACGATAATTGTGTGCCACCGCTTAAGTATGGAAGATGACCCTTCCATGCATGAGATAAGGTGATACGCATTATTAAAAATTATTAGTTAATTATTATTTAAAGGTATGGATTACCAATCACGTTTAGATAAGGCATTGACAAAGTTTGAAAAAACAGTCAATACTTCGTTTGCAGGTCCGATCCCAAATTCGCTTTTGGCGAGACAGGATCTTGAATCTGCAATCGTTGTTCTGTCAGACAGACAGACACCATTCAGAGATAAAGTCTCTCGAATGAAGGGTGAGGGGCTTGCTCACTTGTGGAACCAAAGAACTCAACTAGATACTCTCGGAGAGGGTCCTCTCGGTTTGATTCAATTGTTCTACGCAGATGGAAATCTTCCAACAGAAGCAGATCCAACATATGTCCAGAAAACAGCAGCTTATAAATACCTCGGTACTACAGCAGTTATCACTGGTCCTATGATCGCATCTGGTCGTTCTTACATTGATATTGAGGCTGAGATTGCAGAAGCTGCACTCCGAAGAATTATTCAGTGTGAAGAGTGGGCAGACTTTAATTCACAGTCATCTCTTAATTCATTGGCATACGATGGATTCACAGTTCAGATTGTGACAAACATTGTCAACAACGCAGGAGCAGCTCTCACTGCAAGTGGTGTAACAATTCCACAGGTTGACAAATGTATTAAATTGGTTCGTCTACAAGGCGGGTCTATGATCAGTGCTATGTACTGTTCATTCGGTATGCAAGTTATTATCAATAATATTATTTCACCAGCAGCAAGATATTACATTCAGTTGGATTCTAAAGAGAATATCCTGACAGGTGGCAACAATGTTACTTCTTATTCGTCACCAATTGGTCCGATTCCAGTAGTTGGAGACTTCTTCGTTAACCCAGCACTTCCATATCCTTACAACCAGGCAGGAAGTTCAGGTGCAACAGGTTCTCCAACATCTTCAATCTATCTTTTGAGATATGATGAACAGGGAGTACAGATGGTTGACTTGGTTCCGCTAGGCAGAACCGAATTGGCTAAGATTGCAGATACGGTCCGATTCTACATCAATGTTTATACAGTCCTTGCTCTTAAAGCAGAGCCATGGGTTGCAGAACTTGAGAATGTTTCAGACCCTGCGTAGTTATTAGTTCGTTTGGCTTGCTCTATTGTTTGGGTACCTACCCTTTTCGAGGGTACCGAAACTTAGGGCAGGAAAAGGAAGCCAACGACAGATCATTAACATTTATAGATAAATGAAAGTAAAAATTGAAAATTGCAAAGCATCTGCTATTTTTCTTGACAATAAATTTTACGATACAAAAAAGGAAATTGATATTTCTTTTTCTGAAGCGGTAAGAATTGCAAGAGATTTCGATGTAGTGTTTGTTGATAATTACAGACAAAACTATAATCCAGAAAACTGGAAAAAAGACAAATATTTCGGGTTTACAGCACCGCTTGATATGACAAGTGGTTGGGGCAATGTCTCCTATAATCTTCTGAAGAATTCAAAAGATAATCATACAATTGCATATGTTGGTAAACCAGTTGAAGTTCACGATGCATGGTTAGGTAAATTGAAAAAAGAAAGAGTCAGGGAAGACGGTGTAATGATTTGGCATGAACAGCCTCGAAGCCAATGGCTCAACAGCCCATTCCAAAAGAATATCGCCATTCTTCCATTTGAAACAACTCTCATTCCAGGAAGCTGGGTCAGTAAAATCAACAGCTTTGACCTCCTCATAACCCCATGCGAGCAAAACATAAAGATGTTCCGTGATTCAGGAGTAAAGATTCCAATTGAACTAGTCCGATGGGGTGTAACCGACGGTAAATTCAAAAAAGCAGAAAGAAACAATACCACCTTCACTTTTGGTACTCACGGTGCATTAAGCATTAGAAAGGGAACCGATCTGCTTGTTGAAGCATTTAAGAGAGCATTTACCAAAGGAGAAAATGTCAAGCTTATATGCAAAACTTCAAATAGTCATTACCATTTCATGGCAAAGGACCCAAGAATTGAAGAGATTGTCGGACCAGTTACTCATGAAGAACTCATGGATCAATATTTTTCTAAGATAGATGTTGGTGTATATCCAGCAACAGGTGAGGGTTTCGGTCTCGGTGCACTTGAATGTCTCAGTACTGGTGCACCAGCGATAGTCACTGGCTGGGGTGGTCAGATGGAATATTATGATCCAAAATGCTGTTTAAAACTCAAATACGACATGGTACCAGCAGAAGATTTTACAAAGAGTGTATATAAGGAGCAATGCGGTGATTGGGCCAAACCACAGATAGATGATTTGGTTGAAAAACTGAGATGGTGCTATGAGCATCAGGAAGAGGTTAAAAAGATGGGGGAATACGGATATGAATATGTTCAGAAAGAGTGGTTGTGGAGCAAAAAAATTAAAGAGTTTCATAAAGTGTTGAATCAATATCTATAAATATGTCAGATAATCAAATTTACAGCGGAAATATACAAGGAGGAAATTTCACACCGACAGGTGCTCCTATTATGTTGCCTGTAGATAATCCATACATAACGAAAGATGAATTTTTGAAATTCCCTTTTGCTGCTGGTTTGGGTATCACTTCTGCATCAACTTCATATTCGGACGGTTCTCTTGATTGGTTCATTCTAGAAGCAAGTGCAGAGGTTAATAGAATTTGCAGGAGATATTTTGATACACAGACAGTTGATGAGCAAAAAACTGGATTCAGGGCACAACCGTTCAATCCACAACTCACAACAGTTGTTCTTAATAATAGGCCATTTCAATCAATCAACACGATATATATTCAAGTTCTTCAATGGTTCATTCAGGTTATCACTCAAGGTCCTCAATCGTATCTACAGCCATTTCCAAGACAAGGTTTCTATAAGATAGTTCCTTTGCTCTCTACATCAGGTACTGGTGTTGGAAGTCCTATTCCAGCAGCTATTCTTGATAAGGTGGCTCTTGGTGTTCTATGGACAAATTATACATTTGGTTACGGAACCAATATGTCAAAACTTCAATTTGCCAATTCAGATAATGGTGCATATCTTGCATACCAAGCACCATTCGGTAAAAGACTTATGGCACCAAGCCAACCGACAAATGTGTATAAAAACGGTATATTACAAGCCACAAGCACGTATACAATAACTGATTATCCAAATGGAATAGTCACATTTAATTCAGCACTTACATCGGAAGATATAGTGAGTATGGACTTTGTATCAAATGAATCTGTACCATTTGATATCAAGAGAGCTGTGGCTTATCTTGTAGCTGATGTTATTGGTCAGGGTGGCTCAAATCCTCTTGGAGCTGATAGTCTGAGCATTCAGACATATTCAATCAGATTTAGCGATGGTGCTGGTAAATTGCACCAAAAAGCAATGGATATTCTTCAGGGCTACATAAACCGAATGCCAACAATCATATAGTATGTTAAATTATCTTTTAAATTCACTGGTAACTGTTCAAAGAAGGGTAAATTCTGCATCTGCACCAAGAGATAGTTTCAACAATCCAGTATACGGTGCACCCACAGCGACCTGGCCAGTGGTATATACAAACATGCCATGCAGGCTGGCATTTAGTGGTACACCGATTGAATTTTCGCCAACTGGGGAACGAGTAAAACCATCGGGTGTTGTATATTATCCGACAAATTATACTTTGTTTCACGAAGATAGAATCTTGGTTAATTTTGGATACGGACCGATTGAATATATCATTACTTCAATACAAGCAGCGTACCAAACATCAACAGTTATAAGTCACATGGAAGCAAATGTTGAATTGCCGTAGTAATTAAATTAAATGAGATATATACCAATAAGTGAGTTCAAAAAGAAATGGTTAGAGATGAACAAGAGTGTTGAAAAAATACTTGAGGAAGATAAAAAAGAGAAAGAGAAACAAACAAAATGAAAAAAGGAACTTATCAGACAGAAAAGACAAAATTGAAAATAAGAGAAACCCTTAAAAGAAAGGGAATTAAACCTCCAATAAACAAAGGGGATAAACTTTCTGATTCACATAAGAGAAATTTATCATTAAAACATGTTGGTAATACTGGAAAAAAGTTCACAGATGATCATAAAAATAAAATTAGCTTATCTCGTAAAATAAACAAATTTTCTACCTTACAGAAACAAGAATTACTTGCTGGAAGAAAAAAACCCATTACATGTGAACTTTGTGGTAGGGACGGTAGAATTTGTTTTGATCATTGTCACAAAACTGGTAAATTTCGTGGATGGATATGTCTTAAATGCAATTCTGCTCTTGGTATGATCGATGATAATTTACAGACATTGGAATTAATGATTTTATATCTCAAAAAACATGCTTAACTTCAAAAAATATTACAAGGGAATATTCTTTGATCAACCAGAAAATGAGTATTTCTGGAAGTCATCAGATGATGCTCTTACTATTCAAGAACTTAAAGATGCACAGAATCTGATATGGGAATTGCAACAGAAAGGTTTTCCATCAAGCAAGATCATTGCGAGATTACAGGATTGGAATGCAAAATTGACTGAGAAATACAGGGCAGA